ATCAGCGCTGCAAGCGTCGCGTCACCCGTCAGCAGAGAATACAGGCCCGCTTCTAACACGCGATCTCTTCCCAGTTCGCGCCGACATTCGCATTCTGCGTGATTCGTACCAGCATCGTGTCGCCGGCATCGCCCGCGACATGCTGATTCGCGCGCATGGCGGCACTGACGAAATGCCAGTCCTCCGATTCGATCGCGGGAAAGTCGTGGCGATCCGACCAGTCGCGCCGGTGACAGAGCGAAGTGCCGAATCCGCCCGGCCAGTTATGGTTGATCCAGATGCGCGTGCCGTCCGTATAGCGCAGGTTGCGGTACGTCGTCACGGCTTTGCCGGACTGTTCTAAGCGCGCGACCTGATCGAAAATCCGGCCTGGCGCCGAGTAATCGTCATCGTGGAAATGCACAATGTATTCGCCGGTGGCCACCGTACAGGCAAGATTGAGCTTCGAGCCCAACGATGCTTCGTCCCAGCGGTAATAGTCGATGCACTTGACGGAGAGGCCATCGGGAAAGCTCGGATTGTTGAGATCATCGAACACTAAAATTTCGAGATCCCGCCACTGCTGCGTGACAATGCAGCCGAGCGCGCGCAGCGCCATTTCCGGCCGGCCACGCGTGGGCAAAATGGCCGTTACTTTCATTCGGTCCCGTTCTGCTCGAGACACATCAGTTTCAAAAGCACATTGCGCTGCTCGCTGTTATCGGGAGCCTGGATCTTATACACGTGCGAGCCGGAAACAACGCGCATGCCAGCGGCGATCGAGACATTCGGGGGATAGCGCAGCGTGATCGTGTGCGTGACTTGCGAGGTGAGGGCGCCGGCCTGATACAGCTCTTCCTGCTTAACCGTTTCGATCGCGGCCCGGGTCGTTAAAATCGTGCCCCAGACGAGCTGCGGCTGACCGAAACTGTCCGGAGTCGAAGACTGCGACTGGACCTGAATGCTTTTGCGCAGCTTGCTCGGGTTGATACCCGGCCACTCGGGAATGCGTCCCATCAGAATTTCCAGAGCTTGTTGTATTGGAAGGCGCTGCGCACGCTAAACGGCACTTCCGCGATAAACCGCACGCCCGAGAACGGCAGCCGGTTCTCATACCACTCGGAAATCAGCAGCTTCATGCCGTTTTTAATCGCGCCCGGCACTTGCGAAGGCGTCATCCCCGCCGTGAAGGTGATTTCAATCGGGCTCGCGGGCCACAGCGTATCGGTGGGCCACTGGTTCCCATAGGTCGGACAGAGCTCCCCGGGATGTTTATTCACATCCACCAGGTAATCCGTATCTTCGGCCAGCGTGACGACCGTTCCGTCCGATTTCTTGTAGGTGAAGGCGTCGACGCTGATCACCGGATCGAGCAGTTGAATGCTTCCGTCTGCGAAATAGAAGTTATACGGCCGCTCGTTGAATTGGACCGGGGTCAACCCGAACGAATCCCAGCAATGGTTGCGCGGGAAATGATCCAGCACCAGCTTCCACTGCTTTTGCGCCAGTTCGCGGCCGTTTTCGTTTTCGGCTTCGAGGCGCGCGGCCGTGATCATCAACTGCAGATCGGCCGTAACAGACCCGGAATCGACGACCAGAAACGTCTCGATATCGGAAACCTGCAGCGGTTCCTGTTCGGCCGTCGCATCCTGGAGCAGCGTGAGATTCATTTACTTTGCTTTGCGGGTTTCGGGTTTGGAAAGCTTGGCGTTTTCGCGCTCCTCGACAACCGGAACCGCGCTGCCTTCGTCGAGCAGCTTGGCTTCCTCCGGATGATCGATGAGGACCTGGCCCGGATAGTGGGCGTAATCGTTGGCTTTTTGTACGTGCCGCGTGATTTGGATTTTCATAAAAGAGATTTCGAAAAAAAAGAAGGGACTCTGGGTTTCCGAGCCCCTTCTGATCAATTGGAGAAAGGCTTTAGCTGGCCGCGTTGGCGTAGTACTTGATGGGGTGCGAACCCGCATCCTGCAGGTTGCCATCTGTCCGCATGAACGCCACAAAGCCGATCTGCCCGAAGTCCATATACTTCTCGGCAAACCGAACCAGCATCAGATCGAGCACATCGCGGATGATGTACTTCGAGAAGTCGCCGAACAACACGCTCTTGGCGCTGGCGGCCATCGTCGCCACATCCTGGTTGATCACAACCGGGTAGCCGAGGATGGTGTAAGTGGCCTTGCCGGCCTGGCCCGCCGAAACGGTGCCATTGATGCCGGCCAGGCTCGAATTGAGCAGCGGGCGGCCGTTGCCGTCCACCAATTTCTCGATCACGGCGGCTGTCGCATCGGCCAGCATGAACTGTGAGCCGGGGCGGTAGGCCGGGTCAACCGAGTGCAGCAGGCCGACCAGATCGTTGTAGAGGATCGTGCCGGTCTGACCGCTCGCGCCGGTTACCCCCAGCGTGGCGGCTGTGACGACACCGTTTGGCTGAGAGGAGCCTGTGCCCACTGTGAAGTGATTGTTTTGGATGCGGCCCTGACGAACGCCCAAGGCATCCGCCACAAAGCCCTGCACATCAAAAGCCGAGTCCTGAATTAGCTCGATCGGCACCAGCACCAGCTTGGAGCTGTATTTGTAGGCTCCAAGGGTGATTTTGCCGAACGACATTTCCGATGATGCCTGCGTCACTTGCGTGTTTTCAGCTACCAGCTCGCCCGTGTTCCCGGTGTCATTCAAAGACGGGTAGGGGAGGGGCTGGCCGGTTGAGGTGCGCATGATGGTGGCGTTTGAGTTGCGCATGCCGCCGTACCACTTCATGGCCAGCTCGAGCCGCTGCACGAAGCCGCTCGGCACCGTGTAAGCGCCGGCCGCACCCGTGACATCGGATAGAGGCGAGGCGGCGCGGAAGTGGAGCTGATCGGACGTGCCGGTCACGGCGCCGCCGAAAGCTTTTCGCTGCTCTTCCTTGAGCGAGCCGACGCCGCCGCGGATGAACTGATCCATCGCCGCGTCGCGCAGATCGCTGCCCTTCGCTGCCGGTGCGGCAGGTGCCATCGGTCCGACCGATTTGTCCAGCTCCGCATTGAAATCGGAGGCCTGGCGCGAGCGCTCGATGGTTTCGCCGAGCGACTTGACATCGCCCATGATGGCGTCGTATTTGGTTTGCTCTTCGGAGGTCAGAGCGCGGGTTTCCTGCTCTGCCTTGAGCACGAGAGCGCGGGCTTCTTCAAAAATTCTGGCCCGCTTTTCAAGTAATGCTTTCATTTATTTTCTCCTGTTAGGGAATTTGGTAATAAGCGAGTTCCAACTTGCGGCGGAGTAAACCGGGGTCTACCCCGCCGCCGTTGTTGGCGGGCGGGGCCGATTGGCCCGCCGTTTTGCGCTCGCTGAAGACCTCCGCATTGCTGCGAAGCTCGGATGAGGTCTGCGGATACGCAGGGTACGTAACGATCGAAACGTCGTACAACCTCGAAATCTTTTTCACGGTGCGGATCTCCGCGCCCGAGTCGGGATCCTCGGACCAATCGGCGCCGCCCGGGGCCACGTTAAAGCTGAAGCTGCACTGGTCGATGTCGCCGCGGTCCATGCAGGCGGCTAAATCGCGCGCATAGCCGGTGTCGGGCGGATCGCACTCGAAATGGACGCCGTGCGTATCGCGGGTGAGCGTCAGGGTGCCGCTGGTGGTCCGTCCCAGCACCAGCGAATCTTCGTGATTGAACAGACAGCGAACGTCCGCCATGTCGCAATCGTCGAAAGCGCCGGGATCGATCTGTTCGCGGAAGCCGCCGAGGTTCTCAGATAATTGGTTGAACACCACGGCGGTGCCGCGCAATTTGCGTCCGTCTTCGGACTTGCGCACTTCGACCTTGAACGTTCTGCGTTCGAATTTCATGGAGACTCCTGGTTGCTGACTTACTGCTGGGGTGGTTCTGCGGGCTTTCGGGGCTGCTGCAGTGACTGCTGGCCCATCACGACATACTGCTGCTGGACAGTCAATTCATCGGCTTCTGGATTGTCGTCGGGATCCAGATCGAGCCGGACGCGCGCCTCGTTGCGCTTCATAATGCCGCCGCCGCAAAGCGTGTTGTAGGCCTGCGCCTGGCTCAATAGATCGCCGCGTGAAAGCTCCGTCAGATCATGCCGGCACGTCAACGTATCCTGCGACGAGAGAGCGGTGATGTTGATTTTTTGCTCGATGCGCGTGCACCACGGGCGAATCGAGTATTTGATGAACCGGATATCCGCCTGTTCGGCGGAAGCGTAGGTTTCGGGCTTACTCAGCACGTCATGCAGCATGCCCAGCGGGACGTTGAAGATCCGCGCGATCTCGGCGAGCTGGAACGACCGGCCTTCGAGAAATTGCGCGTCTTTCGGGTTGATGGAAAAAGTTTTGAGATCCAATCCCCCATGCAGAATGGCCACGTCGCCCGAGTGTTCCAGCCCTCCGTATCGTTTCTTCCATTCCTCACGGAGCTGTTGCGGATCTTTGATCGTCGCCCCCGCCGGTGCGATCAGCGCGACGCGCGGAATCGCCCCGTTTGAAAACGTGCGTCCGCCATGCTCTTCATACGCCTGGCCCAATGCCACCGCGTTCCGGCACATGGTGATGGGTGAGTACCCGAGAATGCCATCCCAGCCCATGCCGGGAATGTGCAGCATATTGTCGGAGTGATAAACGCCGGCCGGAACCGGCACGGCAAACGGGTAAAGCGGCGTGTAGCGGTATTCGAGCTTCAGCGTCGTCGGGTTGCGCAGCGGGATCACCCAGTCCGGACGCAGCGGCCAGATACGTTTGATCCGGCCGCGGCCGTCCAGATCGATGTAGTTGTAGGAGTTGCCCCAGCCGAGCAAACTCTGCATAACAAACTCGCGCCACTGCATCGAAGACATTTCTTCGTTGGGCTGCTCGCGCAGCATGCGATAGCGGTAATCGTCGACGGCAAGCTTTTTGACTAATCCGTCGGGAGTGACATTGCGGAACGTGAGCAAGGGCAACGAGCCAACGCCCTCGCAGAGAATCTTGAAGCAGCCCCACACTGCCGTGTAGGTCATGGCGGTGTTGGGATTGACGCTGCGTCCCGTGTAAGTCGGGCTGCCGAACGTCAGAGCCTCGTAAGCTCCGGTTCCGGGGATCGCGCTCGATATGCTTTCGCCCCGCTTCTGGACGGCCGGGAATTCGTGACCGGACTGCCGGTACAAGCTGCCGAGAGTTTCAATCATAGGATTCCGGCTTCGATCGGAGGTGTAGAGAACAGCGCCCGCGACAGCGCCATAATCAGCGCTACCGGGCCGTCGATTTTCAACTCCGCCTTTTCCTTGCGCGGGTAAATGTTGTCTTTTGCATCGAGATGCGCGACCACGTTCGACATCATCCAGGTCATGCAGGGGTTGCCATCGTGATGCAGCCTTCCATCGATCACCAGCGCTTCCAACTGCTTCATCGGTTCGCTCAGGGTGCGCACTTGCTGCGGAATCTCGACGATTTCCGCGGGCGTGTTCGCAGCAATTTTCTGCGCGAACATCTCGGCGTTCCAGGGATCGAAGCCGAACTGCAAGATCCGAAATTTCTCCACATCGGCGATGGTGTCTTCGGCGATCGCGTCGTAATCGATCACGTTGCCCGGAGTCGTTTTCAGAAACCCTTCCTCGACCCAGGCCCGGTACTGCAGCAATTCCGGATCGTTCGCCCGCTCCGCAGGCAAATAGAAACGGAAGAACGCGTAGTAATGATCGGCATTTTCAATGCGCTTTACGAAAACCTTGGCGATGGCCGTGATGTCGAGTTTCGAGGAAAGATCAGCCGCACTGAAGCAAGGCAGTCCCAGAAAATCGTTCGGATCGAGTGAAACATCGGCTTGTCTTTTCCAAAGCTCGCTGTTCATCCAGGCGGTTGCGGCTCCCACCCAGACGTTTAAATGCTTGGTTAAAAATACGTTCTGCTTGCGGGCGCTGGTGACGGCAGCGGATTGCTCGCTGCGCAGAAACTCTGGATAAACGGAAACACCGTAATTCGGGTTGGCCTTGAGGAGCGCTTCTTCCGAAGTCCAGTCATCCCCTTCGTCGATCGTGTAAACGATCCCGAAAGTCGTCTCCTGCTGTAGGGTGCCTTCGAGAATCTTCTCGACATCCTGCTGCATCTGGTGGCACGGGCCGCCGATATTGAAGCCGGCGGTCGTGATAATCCAGAGCAGGCCGCGTTTCCTCGCGCCCATGCCGGTGCGCATCGTATCCACGAGCCTGTCCGAAGGATGTTCGTGGTATTCATCCACGATGGCGCAGGAAGGCCCGTCGCCGTCCCCCGGATTCCTCGTGACGGGCTCAAAGAGCCCGCCCGTTCGAAGAACAACCAGGCGTTTTGCGCCGACGCGGATCCCGAACGCTTCCCGCAGGCGGGGCGTCCGTTCCACCATCGACTTCGCCGGCAGGAAGACTTTTCCCGCCTGGCGCTTGGTCGTGGCACCGGCATAGACTTGTGCGCCATGCTCCCCATCGGCGGCGAGCATGTAAAGCCCGGTCCCGGCCCCGAGGGTCGATTTGGCGTTTTTCCTGGGAATCGCGATGTAGGCGATTCGAAAACGGCGTCTCGCCGGATCACTTCGATGAATCCAGCCGAAGATGGTCGAGTAAATAAAACACTGCCACGGCTCGAGACGGATCTTTTCTTTGCGTTCGGCCCATTCGCCCTCGATGTGGGGAAGCTGTTCGAGGAACCGGCAGACTCGGCTGGCCCGCGCTTCATCGAAGGTATACGGCCACTCCCCGGCGCGCTGTAAGTCATCGAGCTGCCTTTGACAGGCCAGCTTGACCCACTTACACGCGAGAATCTTTCCATCGACCACATCGCGCGCGTACTGATGAGCAATTTCGACATGCTGCCGTACATTGGGCTCCTCAATTGGGTTTGAGGGTTTGACACTCTCGGGCAAGCTGGGCGAGCTCGTCGAGCTCTTCTTTTTGCGGTGGGACGGCAATTTTCGATCTGTCGGCGGGAGTCAATCCCATCCGGCTCAAACAAGCGAGCAACAAATTCTTCTCGGAAGCCAGCGCCTGACCTTTCTTCACGTCGCGCATCGTCCGGCATGCCAGCTCTACCAGCCAGCGATCCGAGATGGTCAATACGCCGGCAGGCACCATGCGAACCAGGTCCCGCCACAGGGCTTTCAGATACTCATCGAAATCGACAGGCGGTTCACCCAGCGGGCCGTTTGGTTTCGGCTCGTTCGGCCGTTTCCGTTGCGGGTCTTTTTTGAAAGCGCCGGTCAGCTCCAGAACGGCGGTGGGTTTACGCGGCCGGGACACTCAGAAGTTGTCCTGCTCCACTTGCTGCGGCTGCTGCCAGGCGCAGACTTCGAGCTTCAAGCCAATCCGTTGCGCCACGATGGCGTCTTTCGAGCCGTGCTGCTCGATATGCGCCGTCAGCTCTTCGGCCGTGGCAAACTCCTCGATCTCGTAGGCCGGGCCGAGTGAGTATTTGGATTTCTTAAGCAGCAGGTATTTCATTGGATTTTCTAACTGACGAGCGGGACTTTTGGGACCAGGCCCAGTTCACGAGCGTGCTCTAACTGGGCGTCACAGCAGCCCGTGATCCACTCGGCTACGGTTCCCGGGTGGCCGTGCTGGGCGGCTTCGCATAACGGGCAGTACTGGTTTCCGTTTTCGTCTTCGCCCATCAGGTACAGTCCCCCGCACTGCAGGGCCGCCGACATAATGGCCCAATTGGCACTCATTAGCGGATCGAAATCCCCTGGTTCGACGATTCCTTCCAATTGCCGCGCGATAGCTTCACAGACTTTTTCTCCAGAGCCAGCTATCAGGCCGGAGAGTCCGCGCTGGTCAATCGCTTGGCGCAACTCGTCCCAGTGAGATGTGCAGGATTTCATTGATTTTTGGGCTGTTCGGCTGCTTTCCGGTTCCACTGCTGCGGCGGTTTCGATTCGTCGCGCCGGCGGATGTAGAGAGACAGCGCCATGGAGCAGATGTTGTCGGAGCTGAAGCGCAGCGACGGATCTCCCGGTATGAGTTCGACGAATACGCCCGGGTTGTCGGAAAGCGGTGGCACAGTCGGCACAAGGACTGCATACTTCTTTTTCGCGTAGGCTTCGGCCTGTTGCGCGGCATCGACGGCGGCGCACAGACAAGCGGCCAGCCGGGTGGATTCGTGATCGAGCTCTTTATGAGCGGCTCGTGTTTTGAGTTTCATTCAGGAAATCTATTCGTTGTCTGCTCAGGCAGCATTCCGGCTCTCCGTCCGTCTCGAAGGTTCGACCGCAGCGCGGGCACTTGTACTGCAGGTATCCGTGCTCCTCGGCCCAGTCCTCATCGACCGATGCGTCAGTGCTACTCACCTTTCGCAGTCCTGGCGGAATGGCAGCCTTTGCAAAGACCCCGGCAGTTGCTCTCGACCAATCGCAGCTCCGGATACTCGGCGACTTTCTTCACGTGATGCGCTTCGATTGATGGCTTTCGTGAGCAGTCTTCGCAGATGACATGCTCCGGCTGAGCCAAAAACCATGCGCGAAATTTCTTCCAGGCCGCATCGTATCCGCGTTTGGCACTGCTGCCGCGCTGCGTGTCGTACTGCTTCTCACGAATGAGCGCTCTTCCTGCGTGAGCAGGGCAATATCCGGATTCGACAAGAGCTGGGCAATTCGGAGCAGAACAGGGGCGTTTGATGCGAAGCATCGGAGCCTGCTCAAGCACGAAATCGTGCCAGTTCATCATGCCGCTAAAGAAATTTACTTCGCCGGGGCGGTCTGATTACTTGCCTGCAAGCTCGGCAGTTGCGTCGCGACGCCGGAGATCGTGTTCACATCACCGACGATCACGCTGAATTTGTGCTGCGATTTCGGATTGTGAATGAAGATCGAGGCGATTTCTTCCCCGACCGGCAGCAGCGCTTGAATCAATTGCAGGATTTGAAGTGGGTTCATAAAACTTTGGTTATTGCTTCGCTGACAGCGCCTTGACATCGCCTTCGGTCTTCGCGATCCGCTCGATCAGCTCCGAGCGCAACCGTTCCACGGCGAGCGAGATATTGGAGTTCTGCCAGACCACGAATCCGCCTATCAGGAGAGATCCAAGCCACAGCCAGTCGCGGGGTTCCATGGGTCAGAATTCGTCGCTTTCTTCGTAGAGGATGGTGTCGTAGAGAATGCCTTCGAGCGGCGAAGGCTCGCTTGCGTCTAAGGGGTCGTGAGCCCGTTGCGGATGGCGAATTTGATCAGCTCGACGAAGCTTCCGCAGCCCAGCTTTCGCAGGATGGCGACTTTGTGCGTGGCGACCGTCCTTACACTGAGACACAGGCGTGCTGCAATTTCTTTCTGCGCGTGCCCTTCGATGTACAGCTCGAAGACTTCGCGCTCGCGCGGACTCAATCGGGCGATGGCGTCACCCGTCACAGGAATTCCCATTCGACGTCCGCGTTATCGGCGAGGCGCAGCGCCTTCCAAACCGCTTCCCCGAGATCGATCCCGGCGCGGTTGGTCAGGCGGCCGTAACTGTCCTTGCCCGATTCCGCCTGCGGACGAGCGCCTTCGAACACATAGCGGTCGTCCGCCGTGTTCCAGGGCCCCACATCCAGCACAATGGCCAGCACGCTCGCGCCGTTGGCCGGATTGGTCACCCGCACGAATCTGCGCAGCGCCTTGTGCGACGGCAGCGCCACAAACGGCATCAGCGGATCGATCACGTAGCCCGAGGCCGTGGTCTGGCCGACCAAACCTTCGCGCGTGGCCTTTACCGTCATGCGGCGGCCCATTTCTGTTTCCGCACAAGGGCCTGAATGGCCTGGGTGCGGATCTGTGCGATCCTCCCAGGCGTTAAGCCGAACCGCGCGGCAATTTGCCTATCGCTCAGATCTTCGTCGCCGTAATACAGCCGGATAATCCGCTGCGCGCGCTCCGGCAACTCAGCCATCAACCGCCACACGCACGCCACATCGGCCAATACGTCCGGCAAAGGAGCCGGATCCATCTGGTCGAACGGGCTGCCGTTGTCGGCTCGCAGGGCTTCGAGCGAAAACAGCGGAGGAGGCTGCACTCGGTCACGGGATTTCGTTTCCGCCCGGATCCCATCCAAAATGGCCCCCTTCACCCGCCGATCGGCGAATGTCCGAAAGCGAACCCCACGCGACGCATCGAATGCGTCGGCCGCCTTGCAGAGCCCAACCATGCCGTACTGCACCAGGTCATCCAGCGGGATCCGGCCCCGGATGCGGCGATAAATCCACCCGGCATGCAACCGGCAGAGGTCTACATGCGCTTCGATCCGTTCGTCGCGGGTCATTTTTCAATTCAGGCGGCTCTTTTGCGCCGAATCGTGATTAATTCCACCGGTTTTAGGCAGGGAATGCGCCGAATTTCACGCAGAACCAGGCGGCCCCGCAGGTCGTAGCCCCTGTCGGTTGAAGCCACCGAGGCGCTCTGGTTGCGGTAATCGGTCTCGATAAACTCGATCCGGTCCGGCCGCACAAACCGAGCCCGGCCCCGCGCAACGTAACGTTCGGCCGAACGGCGGGAGGTGTAGCGTTCCCCGCCCGGCGCCGGGTTCTCGATCAAAATGTGTTTCGTCAAAGGGGAGGTGGAAAAACACGTCGGGCGTGGGGCCCGTTTTGAGGGAGTCCCGAGCGTTCGGGACGGGGGGTGCAATTGGAGAATACAGCCAGTCGCGGACGGCTGCAATCCCTCTACACCTTTATTGAGTAGTAGGGATTTCCCCCGAAATGCGACCGGCTATTTTCGGGCAAACGTCAAAACGTGAATTTTGCGGAAACAAAAATTTTGCTGCGGCGCGGTCGCGCGGCGGCCGGCTGCCAGAGATTTGACCCGCCCCTCCCTCCTCGACGCTTCCGCCGGCATCATTTGATACGCCGGTCCGCTTTCGGGGGAGTTTTTTCTGATGGCCGGCACTCACTAAGAAGTGCTCGTCTCCGATCTCAGCCTGCTCCAGGTCTACAAGAATTTCGCCGCATCGAAACACATCAGCCACATCGGGCTGGGCGTCGCGGCGCTCAACAATCAGAAAGTGTTGCGCTCGCTGGGCGCGAAGGCCGACGTTGAGCCGGTGGTCGATGCGGCGGCGCTGCACGTGTCCCTCGCGAGGACGCCGCGCACGCATGTGGTGATCTCGGCGCCCTGGATTCCCATCGCCGAGCTGCAGAAACTGACCCGGTCACACCCCGAGACACAATTTTTTGTCAATTGCCACAGCAATGTCGGGTTCCTGCAGGCCGATCGCAACGGAGTAAAACTCTTCCGCGAAGGCATGGATCTGGAGACCGGCACGCATAACTTCCACATGGCCGGCAATTCCGAACGATTTGTGCACTGGGTGCGCAATGCGTATGGTTCGCCGTGCGCCTGGCTGCCGAACCTGTACTACCTGAACGGCTGCACGCCGGCGGCGCATGTGCATTTGCCGAGCGATGGCGTATTACGGATCGGGTGTTTTGGCGCCACGCGGCCACTCAAGAACATACTCAGTGCCGCTGGAGCCGCGCTCGAGATTGCCCGGGATCTCCGGCGGCCGCTGGAGTTCTGGTTGTCTGCCGGACGGACGGAAGGCGGCGGGGATTTGATTCTGGGCGCGGTACAGAATCTGATCGGCGGGTTGCCGGGTGTGAGCGTGAAGCTGAATGGATGGCAGAGCTGGCCCAATTTTCGCCAGTTGGTCGGAACCATGCACTTACTGCTGCAGCCGAGTTACACGGAATCCTTCAACATGGTGACCGCGGATGGTGTCGCCATGGGAGTTCCCTCGGTAGTTTCGGAAGCAATCGATTGGTGCCCCGATTACTGGAAGGCCGACGTCGATGATGTGCTGGACATCGCGAAAACGGGGAAACTGATCCTGTGTCACAGAAATGCAGTCCAGGACGGATTGCACGCTCTGAGGCAGCACAATACGCGCGGGTGTTCTGCCTGGGGTTGTGCTCTCGGTTGCGATCTGCCGGGTTATCGGATTGCTTTCTGAAAATTGCAGAAGCTGCACACAAGAGACGAAACCTCACGGTTTCTTCCCTTATGTATCCCTTCTTCCCTCAAAATCGCGCATCTCTCTCCGGAAGCGTTCTTCCATCTCCATCAATTTCAGCTTCCACCGAACGCGTGAACGCCGGAACCGGATCAGGTGATCGATGCTGCGCACCAACGTGAAAGTTGAGACGAAGAACAAGACTGGCCGCCACCAGGGAAACGGGTAACCAAGAAGCACGGCGCATCCAGCAATCAGGATCAGGGTCGCTGGAACCAAGTCGAGCGCATCTTGTTTTCGCAGGCGTTTCATAAAAAAGGCGCTCCGCAGAAATAGACGGAACGCCCCTTGTAGAGGAATTTTACTTTGAGCTGCCGCGCTTCGGCGTGCTCATGGTTTTACTGCCAGCCTGCTTCCCTGCAGGTTTGCGCGTGCCGGATCCGCCGGCAGTGCGCGTCGATTTCGAGGTGGTTGCCATCTGTTCTCCCAATCTGAGCGTTTCCGCTCTTCGCTTAGTATGCCGGGAGTACCGCAGTATTTGCCATCTTTTTTCAGCGCGCAACCGATGTCGCCAGGCCGCAGCGGGCTTTTTCGAGCATGTCTTCGTACAGCTCGTCCATATCGGGGACGCAGCGCACCGGTCCCTTTGACTGCCGGGCGAAGGCCTCCACGCTCTCGTGATAGGCAAGCACGGCCATGGCCAGGTCGTGCAGCGCTTCGCGAAGTTCCATCATGCAGTTTCAGTGCCGCAACCGGATGAGAGTTCGCTTGCGAACTTGTTTCACGAGGCCTCGCGGTCTCGATACACGAGGCCTCTTCTGTGTGGGTTACGACGGATGCCTCAGCATAGCCGGAATATCGTATGCGAGTCCAGAAGTTAGTAAGTTGGTTGTTTGGCCGCTGGACTGTACCTTAGCGGCCCAGGGCGCGGTATGGGGAAACCTCAGGGTAGACGAAACCTGCCCCGGCCGCGCTCTTACGCATTTCACGTCGCAATAATCGAGCGCAGCGCCCCACTCTCCCGGTGATGGAATCCCTATCCGTGCTTATTCTGCCGGGCGGCAATCAGGTCACGATCCGCTTCGAGGCCCGCGGTGTCCGAATGGGAGGCGATCAGAGCGAATGCTGTTTTGAGAACGAGCCCACAGCCGAGGACTTGGCCGCGCTCGAGCTCTCGGCGCAAATCCTGTTCCGGCATGTGTTCCGCTATGCGCAGGTAGCCAAAGTGCCGGGTTCGTTAGCGCAGCCGGCGCCGATCTGGCTGCGAGAAGGAATCGCGGTGCGAGAGAAGCAGGCCGCTTGAGTTAAGTTGGTTTGCCCGCGCGGGTCACGGCGACGGCCGCCTCATGCTGTCGCAGCGCTTCGTCCCAGGTGGCGCACTTCATCCGAAAGACTGTTTCGCCGTTCCGATCGAAAGCTTCGGTTTCGAATAGCAGCGGCGGGTCTTCCGCGCCGGCATTCAATCCGACAAACACGGTCGAAATCCAGTAGCCATTCACGGTCTCTTGTTTGACGCGCCGATTCTCAGGGTTCTTGAACCACTCCCACCAAAGATCCGGATCAATCGGGACCGGTTGGTGATCTTTGAGGATGTAGTGAGTGGGCTGCCCGAAGAGGAAATCCGCGGGTCGCATCAGCGCGGGTTTGTGGGCAGTCCTTCGATGGATTCGAAGGTGATCAAATCTTCCGGAGCAAAAATTTGGGGCAGGGTATCCGGCTTGATCGGCTCCAGCGCGATGCCTTGAAAATCCAGGTGGTAGCGGCCTTGTTGGTCGCGCCGGATGCGGACCTTTTTGTGCGACATCTCGCCATCGTCGACCGCGCTCCGGAACACGAAGACCGTTCCCTCCCGATCAACCCGCAGTTGGTA